CTTCAGCGCGGCGACATCAACAGTTTCATGGGCTTTACCATCCATGTGCTTGGTGACCGTGACGAAGGTGGTCTGGCGAAAGACGGCTCAAATGACCGTACAAACTTTGCCTTCCACAAAAGCGCTGTTGGTTGTGCGGTTGGTATGCCCCCAACGACAAAGATTGATTGGATTGCTGAGAAGACTTCGTTCTTGGTGGCAAGCTGTTTGTCGATGGGTGCGGTTGCAATCGATGCTGACGGTATTGTCGATATCACAACTCGGGAGTCTTAATCATGGCTTTTTCACGCACTGGATGGTCACCCGCTGGAGGTCAAGCCAAAAAAGGTACAGCCCCGGCAATGTGGACTTACACCTCTACTGACGCCAAAACTACCATCGATGGTTCCGGCTATTTTAATGATGTCTCAGATGAAGTTTCTGTCGGCGACATCATCTATAGCTGGGCGTCCACCGGCGGCACTGCAACGGCCTCATGGCACGTTGTGGTCAGCAACGCTTCTGGCGTTGTAGATGTTGGCGATGCGGTAACAATCGCGGTTACTGACAGCGACTAAGATACATAGCGGGGGCGGCAACGCCCCTGCTTTTCCTTTAGGAGTGCGCCTATGGCTAGCGGTGATACTGACGTTTCAATCTGTAACAAGGCGTTACTACTGCTCGGTGCATCTTCCATCACCAGCTTTTCAGACGGTTCTGCCAGCGCAACTGCGTGCAGCACAATTTACGATGAAGTAAAGCTATCGACCTTGGGAATGTACCCTTGGTCTTTTACTTTGGGCAAGGCGCAGCTAACGAAGCAGACGGCCACCCCAACCAGCGAATGGTCTTATCAGTTTACTCTGCCTAATGACATGATTACCGGGGTTCCCCGGGCGGTTCGCGCCAGTGGAAATGCCGGTGCGCCAATCGTTAAAAACTTCGAAATCAATCAGGCGGCAGCGGGTGGAACTGTCTTGATGACAGAAGAAACCACCATTTTTATTGACTACCAAAAGACTGTCTCTGAGGGCAATATGCCCACATATTTCGTCACCCTTCTGAGCTATCAAATGGCGTGGCATCTTGCCGAGGTCATTACCGATCAGACTAGCAAAGCAGAGTACTGGCGCACTGTGTCACTGGGGTCGCCTAGTGAGGGGCTGCGCGGCGGTTGGTTTAGGCAAGCTGCCAATATTGACAGTGGTGGTCAGCGAACCAACGCAATTACAGACTATATGTTGACCGAGGTACGATGAGCCGGATTCAACAATATCAGTCGTCCTTCACAGTCGGTGAGATTGATCCGCTTTTGCGGGGGCGCATCGATTTAAACCAATACTATGCCTCAGTGGATTTGGCCGAGAATGTGGAATTTGAGCCACAAGGCGGTTTTTCTCGCCGACCGGGCTTGCGGTTCCTAGCTGATTTAACAGATGACAGTGCCAGCAATGGGGTCATGCTTATACCATTTGAGTACAGTACTGAGCAAACCTTTATGATTGTGCTGACCGTGCGTGCGTTAAGTGGCTCAAGTGGTGTATTGCGGCTCCGGGTGTATGCCGACCAGACGCTTATCACAAACCTAAACGGTTCTGGTAATAGCTATGAAGATTTTAATGTTGGTGCGATTTTTGGTGGTGGTCAAATTGACATTAGCAAAACATATTTCACACAAAGCGCCGACACTCTCATCATTACAAATGAGAACTTTCAGCCGCGCTCTTTGGTGCGGGGCAGCAATAACTCGACATGGACTTTCAACGGTCTTTCTCTGGATGAGCCGAAACAACAATTCACGGCCTCTACGGCTACAATCAGCCAGACGCTAACTGCATCTGCAACAACTGGAAACATCACGCTGACCGCTGGCGGCAGCGTCTTTACCTCATCTCACGTTGACCAGTATGTAAACGTGCTGAATGGTTTTGGCCGGGCAAAGATAACAAAGTACACTAGCGGTACAGAAGTTGAGGCTACGGTCGAAATACCATTTTTTGGCACATCTGCGGCTGGTTCCGGCGAGTGGGAAATAGAAACCGGTTATGAGGATGCTTGGTCTACTACTCGCGGATGGCCGCGCACCTGTACTTTCCATGAGGGGCGGCTTTGGTTTGGCGGGAGCTATTCGCAACCGTCCACATTGTTTGGCTCCAAGGTCGGAGACTTTTTTAACTTCAAACCGGCAGAAAGCTTGGATGATGATGCCATTATCGCCACGCTATCAACCGATAGTGTAAACGCGATAACTGGCGTAAGGTCCGGGCGCGACCTTCAGATATTTACCGAGGGCGGTGAGTTCTTCATTCCCCAAGCGACCTTGGACCCGATAACGCCGGCAAACATCACTGTGAAGGCGGCGACGAACCGAGGAAGCAAATTTGGGATTAAACCGCTGGCAATGGAAGGTGGCACGCTGTTTGTCCAGCGGCAGGGAAAAGCCTTGCGCGAAATGCTGTTTAGCGATGTTGAGCTTAACTATGTGGCAAACAATATTTCACTGCTAAACAGTCACATGCTTGTTGACCCTCAGAGAATGGCGCTACGAGCGGCCACCGACACGACTGAGGGCGATTTGCTACTTATTGTTAATGGCACTAGCTCTACCGGGTATCGCGCCGCCAGCACCGGGTTTACCGGCAGCATCACCGCATTTACATTAAACCGTTCTCAGCAAATTGTTGCTCCGGCTTCGTGGTCAACAGACGGCGATTTTGTCGATGTCGCAGTGGATTTGGATACAATTTACACAGTGGTAAAGCGCACGATTGGGGGCGCGACAAAGTATTATCTGGAAGTGTTCGACGATGACCGCACTACTGATAGCGCGATTCAATACTACAACAGCCCATCTGCGCCTGACCAAGCCCTGCCGACCAATACAACGGCTGGTGGGTTAAGTCATCTCGAAGGCAAGACGGTCAAGTTAATCCGCGACGATATCGTGGATACTGACCGAACTGTTGCATCCGGCAATGCCACGCTCGGCGGCGTGCCAACAAGCTATGCCGAGGCCGGTCTAAGCTACACATCTACAGTGGTTACTCAACCTTTTGAGCCTCGTATGCAAAGCGGTTCTGCTCAAGGCACGCGGCGGCGCATATTGGAAGTCACTCCCATTTTGTATCGCACTCAGAACCTGACGATTAATTCAAAGGAAATAGACCTTACCACCCTGCCCCTGTCCGGCACTGGCGCGGTTCCAACCTTTACCGGCTCAAAAAAAACGCAAGGGTTTTTAGGCTACGACCGGGATGCACAAATCACAATCAGTCAAAGTCAGCCTGTTTTTATGACGGTGCTGGCCTTGGACTACAAAGTTAGCGTGGGGGCGTAGATGACGGCAGCAATTCCATATATCGTTGGCGGCTTGCAGTTTGCGTCTGGCGTGGGCAAGGCATATAGCCAAAAGCAGCAATATGACGCTAGAGCGAAAAACGCCATTATTAAATCTCGGCTAGACGCGGTGGCATACACTCGTGAAGGCACGCAAGCTCTCGACAATGCAATGGCTGCAATCTCTGCTACAGTAGCGCGTGGCTATTCTGGCGGTGTCCAAGCGCTGGCCTCTGGGCAGACTAAAGACCTTATCAATACCTATAACCTACGCAGCGGCGTGACTGATTTTAATACGGCATCTGACAGTGCAAGTCTTGCGCTTTCCGGCGGCAAGCGACAAGCGGCAGATTACAGAAGGGCCGGGCGTGCTGCGCTTATTACCGGCACTCTTTCAGCGGCGGGTGATGCTTTAATGGTCGGGGCAAAAGCGGCGAGTTATGGCGGCAGTGCTGAAGGCTCGGAGGCGTCAGAATAATGGCTGAAAGTGTTAGAACCAGACCCGCAAGTTTACAGCTTAGAGTGCCGGAAATAACCACGGCAACTGCGCAAGCAACGGCGCAAGGTCTAAACCAGCTAGAAAATTCTTTGTCGCGGATGAACAGCTTTTTTCTCCAGCAAGCAAAGCAAAAGGCAGAGCGGGACGGTCTGGAGTATGGTGCGCGGAACAAGCCCACTCAAGAGCAAATAGACCAAGCCTTCCAAAGCGGTGAAGAGCTAGAACTGCCCGGCGGCAAAGATACAGTTTTTGACCGTGCAGCTCGGCGTGCGGCTCTGGAAATAACCTCGCTAGAAGTTGAGCAATCTGCGCGTCAAAGGATAAACGAAATCATTGCCGCTGGTGAGGTTAACCAATCCAATCCGGCAGCTATATCAGACGATATTGACGCTGTTGTTCATGGCTATGCTGCAACTTTTGATGACACTGCGCCTCTCTTGGCCGGTAAGGTTCGGGCTAATCTTAGCATCTGGGGCAACTCAAAATACTCGACCTATCACAGTAATTACATTTCGGACATGAAAGACAAAAGTCAGTCTTCTTTTGTTCTTAGCTTTTTTGAGCAACTAGAGGTCTTGGGCGACTTTATTACTGAGGGCATTCCCACACAGGAAAAAAATGCTGCCGGTGAAATCATCACTCGGCCACCTACTGAAGCCGATTTTGTTGGTTTAAAGCTAGCGAAGCTAGAACAGGCGCAGCGGTTGGGCTTGTCGCCATCTATGATGAGCAGCTTGGAGTCTATGTTTGACGGCAAGGTCAGAGAGGCTGCGACCACTGCTTTAAGTGATGCCGTTCTGGATAGTGACAATCCGCAAGGGACGATAACAAATATTAGCAAAGGTCAGTTGGACGGCCTCGGTTCGGACAATGAATTTTTGGACGAAGCCGCCAGAAATGCGATAACTGTTTTGCGTGGCGCTGGGCAAAGTTATTCTGATATTGCCAACGAGTTACGCACCCGCCGCATTCAGCAAATCAATTTCGAAACAACTTCCCAAGCAAAGATAAATCAAGACGCTGAACTTGCCGCCAAAGGGCATCAAAGGGATGCTCTTCGTGCCGCTATGGTTGGCGACATCCCAACGTTTAATCTTGCGATTGGTAGGTTAGAAAGTACTGACCCTGTAAAAGCCGCTGAACTTGAACAGCAATTACAAGAGGCTGGCGGTGCAAGAACAGTTTCAAGCGCAGAAGCAATAAATGAACTAGAAGCCTTACGCGCCAATATCACCATAGAGGACGTTATAAGCCGTTGGAGCAAACTGACAGCGGCTGACCAGCGCAAGTATTATCAGCGCGTTGAGCATTACGAAGACGAAGAAGTAAAAACCGCTCTGTCGTTCATTAAAGGCACGCTAAAGCTCCCGGGAAATATCGAAGCAATTTCAGAGGGTGACCCTAATTTTGACAAAGCCATCATCTTTAGACAAATCCAAGGGCGCCTAGAAACAGCGGCGGCAAGCGCCAAAAGGAATGAGGTTGACTTTGACGCGATAGGCACAGCCAACGAGCTTATGGCAGAGTTTGAGCAAGATGTTTCTGATGCGACAACTGCCCTAGAAATTGATGCCGCTAAGCTCGTCATTAATGCGCTAAACCGAAATACTGATTTTGATTTAGACGCTGATGATTTCCAAGGCGCAATTGCCAAAATAAACGAAATGATTTCTGCGAAAGAAAACGGCAATAATAATGATAATCCGGCTTCTTACCGCAGTGTTTCGGTTGCTGGTCTGAACAATTTAAAAGCTGCGTTAGAACGAGCGTTGGGGAATTAGCATGGACTTAATGGAAGCACGCAGACAATCCCACGCCGCACGCAAATCGGTGCTGCATGATGTGAACATTACCGATAAGGGCGTGTCTCTTTCCGGGGCGATGGACTTTAGAATCCCACAAGATGACCCTATGGCGCATTTGGCCGGGGGTATGCCTATGCCCGAGGCTGTAGACCCATCCAGCCTACCAAGTGATATCGGCAACTTTGCTAAAAGCACTGCCCGTGCAGTGGCCGGTGGGGTGCAAGACATGGTCAAGGGTGTGGTTAGTGCATCTGATGACATAGGCCAGTTTATAGACAGCAAGCTCGGCGGTTTGGGTTACATCAACTACGATGAAAATGGGCTTTCGTTTTCTAGAGAAAAGCCACAGGACATGCCGGATATGGACGATGCGTTTTCTCAGGGATTACGCAACGCTGGCATTGAAGTGCCGCAAGGTGATGGCGTTGTCGAAAACCTTGGCCGGGGTTTGGTACAGTTTGCCGCTGGCATGGGCGTAGCTCCAATCCGGGGCGTTTCTTTGCTGGCAAACATGGGGCGCGGTGCATTTGCTGATGCGCTCTTTGACCCGGAAGGCGGCAACCTTTCTACGCTTTTGGTCGAGCTTGGCATCAGTAATGACGTAATTTCACTTTTGGATAGCAAGGTGGGTGAAGATGCTGAAGCAGCCGAGCGGCTTAAAGGCCGCTTAAAAGCGGCGGTGGAAGGCACTATCGGGGGCGGAATAATTGACACGATTGTCGCTGGCTTCCGCGCTGCACGCTCGGATGAGGGGCTGACAGCGACTATTAAGGGCAAGTTGCAAGCCGCTGGTGAAAGATTGAACCAACCCGGCCCTGCCCCAGATACGCTTGGCAGCAATTTGGGCAATGTGTTTGAGCCAATCCTCAAAGCAGATGCTGATAACCCACCACCTAATTTAACAGCCTCACCTCTCACTCTAAGTGAAATGCCGCACCCTCTCACAGATCGTGCGCGTGAGATTGCCGATGAAAGAATAGCGCGGCAAAGAGCAGAACAAGAAGCAATAGCGGCAGAGGGTGGAAAACCTAAAAGAATTACTGACAAGGTGAAAGTCGAAGATTTGGCCGCAACCTTTGATGAAGACCATTTAGCACGGCACGGCAGAAAGCTAGACCCGACAAATGAGGCTGACCAAGATATTGCTGCAAGTGAACTCGCTGCACAAATAGACGTTCAGTTAACGCAAGCTGATACAGGTGCGGGTTGGTATGATGCTGATGTTCAGAAGACATTTGAAATGATGTCTACAATCCCCGGCTTGGAGCGCATACAAAATGACGAAACAGCGCGTGTTATCTGGTCAGCCCTCGCAGCGCCAACGTCTATCGGGCAAAAAGTAATTCATAATACAAAAGCCGCAATTGGTGCTTTAAGGGGTTACTTTCGCACAGGCAATATTTCAATTGACCCACCCGCCAAGGGCGCAATAACTGAAGGCATTGAGGGTGCAGGCTGGGGGGCAAAGGCTCCCTCTGTAATAGCAGGCATGAAGGTTATTCGTTATCTAATTGACGAATACGGCGAAGAGGGTTTTGTGGATTGGTGGCTTTCTCCGCACACGAAAGGAGAGCTTACCGCCGTTAGAAAAGCTGCCGGGTTGAGTGGCCCACCTTCTGGCCTTAGTGGCACAGCCGATTCAATGCATTTTGGGGCGATGGTGCTAGGCGATAAGACCGGGCGCTTCTCTCTCAACATCAATGGGTACGAGGGAACCACAAAAGATGTTTGGTATTCGCGCAGCTATAACCGTGTGTTTGGCCAAATGTTTGGGCCTGATGACCCAAAAACCGGGGAGAAGGTAGTACAAGGCGGGCCGCGCAATCAAGAAGAGCGCAGGCAAATGGAGGCGTTTAATCAAAAAGTAATCGCCAAAGTAGCGGCTGACAACAACTTGTCAGAAGCAGATGCACAAGCTATATTGTGGTTCTATGAGCAAGGTCTATATACAAGCCTCGGCGTAACATCACGCCCCGGCGCATTCAGTCAAGGTGTAGGAGAAGTCCATGAGTCTCTCGGAGTACGACAAACAATTCGCGGAAGCGATGGCACTCAAGTTGAGACTGTCCCGCGAGAAGAAACGGAAGGTCTCAGAGGCATCACCGCCCAAGAGCGAACCGTCAGAAACCAAAGAAGAGATGGTCTTCGACAAGTCAGCGATAATAGCGGAAATACAGCAAGACCATCCGGGCCTTACCAAAGAAACAGCGGAACAGATGATGGACGAACTGGGCTTCTAGAGTTTATTCCAAACCCAGTATCTCACGCGAAGTATACGGCGTTTGGCTTAAAAGTTCCTAAAATAAAGCAAGTTGATGCGGCGTCATCTGCGCAGGCTTACCATGATGACATGGTCGAAGCTATGGCAAACCATAAGTTTGCGGCGGCGGTTGAAATAAAAAGCCCAGAAGATTTAGCAAATATGCGAACCTTTAGAACAGAGGGTGGTAGCGGTTTTGCTATAAAAGACGATGGCGACATTGTTGCTGTCTTTGGCGTTTCTAGTGAAAAAGGGTCTTCATATTCTATGCTGCAAGCAGCGGTTAGTGCTGGCGGTAAAAAGCTAGATGCGTTTAATACAGTTTTGCCTCGCATATACATGACGGCTGGATTTAAACCAGTTGCGCGTCTTGCTTGGAATGATGAGTTCGCGCCACCCAACTGGGACAAGGCAACCTTTGGTGAGTTTAATAACGGCGAACCTGACATCGTTTTCTTTGTCCACGACCCCAATTATTTCAAGCCCGCTAATTTCGATATGAACACAGTGCCATTGGCAGATGATTATGATAGCGCAGTTGCCCTGCAAGACGCAGCTTTAGGAGATAACTAATGGCCGGTCGATTAATACGCGATGCAATCAAAAGCACGGTCGAAGAAGCGCAAGCCCGGTCGTATGGTGGTCAGCTTCCAGACGATGAAATTACACCGGGTCCGGGCGGTAGCACTGTTGTCAAGGCAATGGGCGACGATGACCTCAAAGCTTTAAATGAAGCATTGATGGCTGGCGGTTATGACAAGGGCTTAAACCTTGGCCGCATTGGCGAAATATTTAACTCAAATCCGGGCGAGTTTGATTTTGAAACGGTGCTGACAAACATCAAGCAGAACAACAAGGAACTGTTTGAGCATCTGCGCCGTGAGACAAAAACCATAGAAACCCTGACCGCTATGGCTGAAGCCACTGGCTTTGAAAACATTATGCATAAGTTTCTCAATCGCAAGCCCGGGGAAGTGCTGCCTAGCGAAGATGTTGTGGGCGGTCTGATTGTGATGATTAGGCTTGGTAAGGAAATACAGCACGGAGCAAACGCTGCCGTCAACACATTGGACGCCGGAGTGCGCGATGAGGCTTACAAAAAACTGCGTGTGATTGCGACTATACAGTCAAACCTCGCAGCACAAGTCAGCGGCAACGTCAGTGAGTATGGTCGCGGTCTTTCTGTAATTTCTAATATTGCAAAAATTGAGGGCATGAACCTCAAAGATTACACTGAGCAATTGGACACGTTTGTAAACGAAATGGACGATGGCTTGGTTGATTATCACTTGCATGTGCTTGCCCAGCTTCACAACCCAATGCAGCGTGCCAGATATACGTCTAAAGGTTTCGGCGAAAAATCTTACGACTTTGCGATGGAAAATTACATTAATGCCCTGCTTTCTTCGCCTGTTTCCCATATGGTCAACATGGCCGGTAATGCATCATTCCAGATGCTTACACTGGCCGAGCGTGGGTTGGCCGGAGTGGTCGGAAACATCAGAACTCTTGGCGGCATTCGCACTGCCCGGGCAGACATTGGCGACCAGCGGTATATTGGTGAAGCGGCGGCAGAAGCGCACGGCCTAATGATGGCACAAAAAGACGCAATGGTCTTAATGGCAAATACATTTGTGACCGGCGAAAGCAGCGACCTCGTTACAAAGATTGACCTTAAAAACCGCCGCGCATTAGGCAGTACAGACAATATGATGGATATCGCTTCAGCGGTAAATCAGGGCGATTATTTCAAGGCAGCGATTGATACTATGGGGATTGCGACCCGATTGCCGGGACGGTTGCTTGCTACGGAAGATGAATATTTCAAGGTCATATCGATGCGGCGGGTGCTGTACCGTGAGGCGCACCGTGCCATGCAGACATCGTTCACAACTGCACGCCGCTCGGGCATGAGCCGCGAAGAAGCCAAAGCTTTATCTGAAGCAAAGTATCTGGAAATAATGCAAGATACCCCGGCAGAAATCCAAGACATGATGACGGCTGAAGCTAGAAAGCTAACGTTCCAAGGCGCACCCGAGGGCTTCTTTGGCAGGGTCGCCCCTATTATTCGGGACGTAAAATTACTCAAGCCGATTGTCCCATTTTACAACACGCCAACAAACGTCATTATGGAAGCCTATGACCGCACGCTAAACTGGTCGCCGGTCTATCGGGCTATCAAGCAAAGCGACATCCCCGGTGCAAAATTTTTGCCGGGTGGGAACAAGCCAATCACCGGCGTTGAAACCGATGATGCTATTGCCAAACTTATGCTGGGCAACATGCTGGCGATGACAATGTTTGGGATAGCTAACCGTGACTATGGAGATGACCTCATCATTACTGGTGGGGGAGCAACTGATTTTGGCACAAAGATAGCTGCCGAGGGTGCAACCAATGTGCCGAAATATTCTGTTGGTGTGCGTCAAGACGATGGGTCTTACAGGTTTGCCTCACTGAGCCGGTTCGATCCGATATCTGCAATGCTGATGATGGGCGCAGATATGGCTGAATATGCGCGGTATGAAGATGACCCTGCCATGCTAGAGATGATGTTTAAAGCATACACATTATCGGCGGCAGAATACGCTGGAAATATGCCGTTTCTTCAAGGCGTATCAGAACTGACAAAAGCGGCGGGAAACAGGTCAGGTTCTCCAGAAGACTTTTTTGAAAGGATGTCTGGTTTTGTTGGTGGTCAAGTGGGCAGCATAGGAACCAACGTGCTAGGAAACCTTGACAGAAGCACTTTTGGTCTAATCAGTTACACCGCTGAATACCTTTCGGATGGCAAGTTCCCTGTTGTACCTCAAAGCGCATTGCACGGCGCTATGGAAAGGCTGAACGACCCATTTGCCAGCAACACCATGCTACCGTCCGGCACTGACCCTATTACAGGTAACTTGTACACTGAAGCCCCGGCATTCATGCAGGGTTTTTATAGCGCATTGCAAAAAGCCAAGAACCGCAATCCTTTCTTTTCCGACCAACTGCCGGGCAAGCTAGACTTCTGGGGAAGGCCAATGAAGGTGGGTGAAGGTCGTGTATCTGAAACATTTAACCCGGTTAGAATACAATCAGGCGAGTATTCATATTTGGATCAGGAGCTAATACGTTTAAGTGAGGTGGGCGCTGGCTCTCTGTATGGGTTTCATCCCAAGCGCATTGATGGAACACTGTTGAACGGCGAACAATACAATCAGTTTGTCATGGCTATAAACGAAATGGATGCCAAAGGTCGGCGTTTAGGTGACCCCGGATACAAACCTGACGGCACGCTTTTAAACGCCTTAAAGGAAGAGGTAAGCAGCGTTGAATACCTAACCGCACAAACAGATGAAGACCGCTATGACATGCTAAGTGCTATTGTGTCAGACCGCCGATCAAAGGCACGGAAGTGGATGGTTATCAACGACCCTAACCTCAGTATGAAAGCGATGGTGCAGTAATGACTTTTCTTTGCTTTTCATGTACATTTGGCAATAGTGAGGTTCGGTAAATGGCTACTTTCTCAGTGAATGACCAAGCGCGTAGAGCGCAAAGTACTGGCAACGGCAGTGCTACTGACTTTTCGTTTTCATTCCAAGTCAACGCAACCTCGGACATTAAGGTCTATATCGGCGATACGCTGAAGACTTTGTCCACGCATTATACCATTGTAGATAGTTCTTCCTCGGC